GCTGTAGCCCATCTTTCTTCTGTTATTGATGTTCCTTCTAAATTTTCTCCAAAATTATCTTGAGTTGGTACTCCTTTACTATCCTGTAATGGTAGATTATAAGGACTATCTGTTAAATTGTTTGATGGATATATAATACGTTGAACACCTAACTTATCTATCCAAGACATGCGTACGTAATTAACATAATCTTGAGGTAATATTACACTTAAACTAGGTGGTATGTTTAATTCTTGAGATTTAACTGATTTTAAAGTGTCATAACTAAATTCTTGTAAAGCTCTTTTTACATGAAAAATCACATCAGTTCTATTAACTCTAGGAATTAATTTATCTTGACCAACAAATCCTACTATATAGTTATTTACTATATTTTCTAATGTAACATATGAATAGTTACCATAGTTTTGTTCAGTAGTAGTTCCATAAGCATCTCTATTACCATAATCTCCACCATCTAATCTTTTTAATTGACAAACTAAAACATTATTTTGTGGTAGTGGAGCTGCTAAAGTTATTCTACTATCTCCATTTCCTAATATCTCTAAAGTATAAGATGTTATATATTCTGTATATGTTAATCCATCAGGACTAGAATATAATTTGAAATTATTTAAAGCATAATCTACTGCGTTAGGATCCCAACTTCCCAATACTAATTCTTGATCAAATGTAAAAGTAAAAACCGATTGCCCTGCTACTGCTTCTACTACAAATCCCTGCGCGCCCGCGTAATATTGTCTATTAGTGTTGGTGATTAATCCACCATCTGGTGTTGTATTCATTTATTAACTTTTTTCATTAGTTTCTTCTGCTGCTATTGCTTGAGAAGCTACTTGTATTATTGTAGGATCATTTATTATTACTCCAGAGAAAGCTAAGATTCTCATAATAATTTCTGTTTGTTCTGTTACATCTAATTCAAAATTAGTAGAACTAGTAGCGCTATATATAAATTGTGAAAAACCACCAACAGTATAGTTCCATACTACATCAGCAGGTTTTCTTAAATAAGTTATAGTTACATTGTTTTGTATACTTGTAGGATACAAATATAATAAATCGTTCTCATAATTATATAATGGAAAACTTTCACTTGGTTGAGTCAACGGGGAAAGTAATAATTGTGTTAACTCGTTTGGTTGCACATATTGTGCAATTTTAGCTCCTTTATAAATCACTGTACCTAATCTATAAAAATCACTTGGAAATAACTGGATAACTAATGTTTGTCCAATTGCGGGTGCTACTGTCATAGTCAACTGATTTCCACCAGCGTTCCAAGTATAATCAACACCTACTGCTTGTTCTACTCCATCTAAGAAAACTTTTACATCAGCTCCGTTAGATTGAGCTGTTGTCCAAGCTGTTACATCAAAGATAGTATTTAATCCATCAATAGGTGGATTACCTACAAATGTTTGTACAACTGTAGGTACAGTACTTGTTGTAGGTAAAGTAAAATGTGGACCTACAAAAGTTGCGGTTCCACTAGTTTGGAAGAATTGTAATTTTTCTTCAATATTTTTTATTCGGTTAGCATATTCAGTATCATTTTGAGGTACACGATACTGTTGATTTAAATCACTAGCATATGCTTCAAACATAGTTAGTTGAACTTGAGTCGCTACTTTGTTGAACTCGTCCGGAGTCATATAACCTCTTTGTTGTTGGTTAAGTATTAACAAGACGGTTTTATAAACTATATCTACGTTTACTGCCATTATATTTTTATTAATTTAATATAAAGGCGGACGAATCCGCCTTTATTATTATGTATTAGTTTAGTCTTTTTTCTATAGACCTAAACACTTCAACACCTTCGTCTGTTTTAAACCAAGACGCTAATGCTGAATAAGGATTTTCATCAAATGGTACAGTTATTAATTTTCTGTCATTACTACCCCAATGCACTGATCTATTATCTTGTGAAACATAAATAATATTATTTTCCACTGCATTGATTGCAAAGTTTCTTAATTGTACATTTTCATCCGCTGCAAGAGCTAAGAATAATTTTGGATTCTTTTTAGCAAGTAATAATAAATCTCTTCTTAATTCTTTAGAAGACATTTTGTTTACTTTAGATCCATATTCTACTCTTACAATTGCTTCAGCAACATCTATTTCCATGTTCATAGCTGTATTTAATGCTTCTACTTCCCATTCTATATTTTCTAATTGATCTTCAGCTATTCTTTGTGGAATATGCTCAATATATCTTTTATCTTTCATAGGATGAAATATTGAAAGCAGTTTTTGTAAAGCCCTGTTTTCTTTAGGAACATGCAAAGTACCATCTCTAAAAGTAATATGTCCTAATGTTACCTCACCTTTTTGTTCATCTACAAATGGTGAATTCATGTTAGTAGCATATCTTAATTCTCTTTGTTCTTCTTTCTTTGAATCGAACCACAAAAGAGGATGTCTTCTAGTGTGTTTACTTGGAATTGTAAAAGTTAAAGGACTTTTATTTCCTTTAAGTCTATATGTTCTGTCTTTTATTTCAAAACTAGGTTTTGAAGATGGTTTATTTATAACCGGAGCTTCAACAACCTGTGTTACTTGTGGAGTTTCTTCAACTACCACTTCTTCTTTTTTCTTTTTTGCCATAATATAATATAATTAAATAAGTTAAAAAGGTATATGGGCGTCTTTTTGAGCATAAGCTTTTTGACGCCCTTACCTTTATCAATAGTTATACACCTTTGAATAATACAAAGTTGTTAGCTGCTTGAG